CTCATTGAATTTATCAACCCAGCGACACGACACAACATTGTCAACACCTATCCACAAAATAATGGGGGTGGGGGGTCGCGCTGCTCGAAAACTGATTGCCAATTCGACCCAGTAACCCCAAAAAACCAACGATTTACTCGGTTTTTATGCATTTTTTATTTGATTATATGAAAATTATAATTAAGATAATCATATCAAATCAAATATAAGGGGATTAGATATGACTTTAAGAAACCAAATCATCGAGCAGTTAGGCGGCCGCTTTTTCACTGCTACATTCACAAAAGCTGATGGCAGCTTGCGCTATGCATACGGGCAAGTTATCGACGACGATCGTCTAACTGACGACCACCCTAACGTGGTCACGTTTATTGACTTTTCTAAAGGGGGCGTTCGCCGCATGAAGCTCGATGCTGGTGTGTACACAATTAAGTCTGGTAAGACTGTTATCTCTAACATCGCTTAATCTTAAACCAACGGGGGGACATTGTCCCCCCAGAAAGGGGACTAAAATGAATAGTATCATTACAGGAATAAAGTTTGTCGGGCTTGTCGGCCTGTTCTATGCCTCGCTGATAGTATTGACTGCATTGTTTATCACTAGCTGGTGGACAGTGGACAATGGCTGGCTGGCATTCGTTGGGGCTGGCGCTTCGTTGACTGGTTCAGTCATTCTTCTAGATGAATTTTTAAGGGGATAATCATGGATCAAGTGACTGTCAAAAGACAAAAGAAAGGCTGGTTAATCTCGGTTCCGGAAAGTCAGTATCGTGTGTTTAGCTGGATCCTAACGGAAGGCGAGGCTGGGCTTTCTGCCTGTTACGAGGATGAAGGCGAACCCATCGTTATCGATGGTGACTTGGACAATTGGAATGGGATTAAGTGGGATCTTTAAACAACAAAGGATCGAGGGGCTCCGCCCCTCGATCCTTTTTGCTTTTTTTATATATACAGGGGAACAAGGCCGCAGGTCGCAGGTCGCAGGTCGTTGTATATATAAAAAGAGGAACAAGGCCGCAGGTCGCAGGGAAATTATTGTTTGCATACCTTGTAGAATAGTATAGAATAAAATCATAAACCAAATAGTAAGGGGAAATTGCTATGTTATCGAATGTTTCAAAAATGCCGGGCAAGTCTATATCCCGGTCAGCGTTCAAGTGTAAGACCGGATCAAAGCTTGCCAAGATTAAAGGATCAGTATGCTATGATTGCTATGCGCGGAAAGGCATGTACAGAATGCCGAACGTGGTTAACAAAATGGAAGAGCGGGAAGAGTTCTTTTTCTCAATCGATTTTGTCCCGCAAATGGTCAAGCTATTAGAAAAGACAAGATCAGAATATTTCCGCTGGTTCGATAGTGGTGACGTCCACGACGTTCGCATGGCGTTAAATATTATTGACGTTGTTAAGGCCACGCCAAACAAAAAACACTGGATCCCAACAAAAGAACATAAGATTTGGGCGGAAGCTTTAAAGATCGAACCTTTGCCAGATAACGCAGTGCTGCGGCTATCTCAAACAATGGTCGATCAAGCCCCACCGGCTAAGTGGCAAAATTCAAGCGCGGTAATTAAAGACGCTGCGCCTATTGGGCATGAGTGCCCAGCCCCAAAACAAGAAGGCAAGTGTGGCGAGTGCCGCGCATGTTGGGACAAGAATGTCAAAACAGTTTCTTATCACAAACACTAGGAGCGCAAAATGAACGACTTATACTTTAACCTCGTAGACATTCACAAAACACTTAGATCACACAACTTGCTTGATATAAAGCGAGTTCATGGTGGCACAGAAAATGAAGATACGATTGGCGATCTTGTTGAAGATACATTTGAAAAATTGTTTAACGAGCAAATGCCATTGAACTAAAAGAGGGAAAGAAAAAACTATGTATGAAATTGAAATAGTATTGCACACGGACGAAAAGCCTAGTGTTCAAGATGTTTTAGATTACATCAACGAGCTAGGTGAGGATTTAGACTTTACAGTCACAAAAGATGGAAGCTATGAAAGCCTATAAGGTTTCCCCTGATCCCCTGCCAGCAAAGCTGGCAGGGGATTTCTTTTTTTATATATCCATAGGACCTAGGCCGCAGGCCGCAGGCTATCGACTCATGGCATCAGACCATAGGGCGCAGGCCGCAGGCCGCAGGCTCTCGATCAGGCCGCGCATATCACCGATATATAAGGCCGCAGGCCGCAGGTCATCGATCCTCGAACCTAGCAACTCGATCGCTTTGTCCGCGCCAAATAAAAATAGGTCGCTGGTCGAGGGGTCGTGCAGCAAGAAAAAACTTACGCCTTTACATCTAAAATGTGAGGAATGCCACGCAATCTGTGATTTTGACAGGCTAACCCTGCCATTTTTTACTATTTTTAATTCCAGCCACACTGGCACACCATTCATGCATAGGTATACGTCAGGCATTCCTTCACCAGTGCGGTTTTCAATCCTCTCGAAGTGCGTTTTCTTTGGTAGGTTCTGTTTCAATAACGTCCACAGTGATCGTTCTGTCTTTGGCATCTTCAACCCTCTTCATATCGTCACCAAAAGCGTGTGGGTAATTCTTCCTGATCGCGCTCAGTCGAGCGACAATATCTTCACGAGACAAGTTGTCGAGTTGATGAACGTGGTTCTGTTCTCGCCTATCAATAGTCAAGCCACCCAAACTGGAACGAATTTTTTCAGCGTTGATAGCAGCAGAAAATTGACCAGCTTCTTCCGCCGCATGAGACAATTCATCAAAGCGTTTAAGTTGGTTGACCAAGGTCACGCCATATTTTCGCTCTCTTGCCTCCCGAAGTTCTTTGATAAGTTCTGGAACTTCTGGAAAAGATTTGCCGTCAAGAAGTTTAGCAGCATGATTTCTCGCACTGTCAGCAGCATATCCTGCCTTCCTAGCGCATTCAGCATTGCTGTATCTGCCATCGACGTAAAGCTTGGCAAACTCTCTCTGGCGGTTGGTAAGACCAGCAGGTCTTCCGCCTTTCCTAATAGTGTTTTCTGTGGGTTCAGTGTTTTTCAAAGTAAAAAACCTTTCTTAGCCAGCTTTATGAGGGTTAAAAGTGTCCCACTGTCTCACAACTGTCTCAGCTATAATCGTTACTGGAAGCCATTTGAGACACTTGAGACACTTGAGACACCATTTTCAGAATTTTTATTTTATTTTTCTTCAACCCAAAAAAATCATTATCTGACTGCATTTTACTGTTTGCGGTATTGAATATAGTATGTTAAGACTTATATAAGATTATATATTCAACCAGTATATCATATATATCAAAGGTTCGAGGATCAAGGGGCAAGGACATGAGAGCAAATATCAATCAGGTAGATTATCGGGTTCAACGGCATCAGGACGTATTTCTTTTGATGCCTCAAAACTACGAGGCCGTGTGTGGTTTAGAAAACTACAAGGAGTCTAACTTCAATAAGAATGGTGGACTGATCATGGTGCGTGAGTCTTTGAAGGATTGGATTGAGCATTTTGAAAACGATGGATGGCTGGTGTCTTATGAAAAGTAAGCCGCCATATATTTACAAAGTAGGTTTGAGAAAGCCGATACTGGGTGCGAGGATTTTGCATATTACTATTAACAATCGGGCATGGCAGAAAGAAGCGTTAGCCAAGCCCATCACAAGAGGGAGTAAGAATAATGACTAACGATAAACCAAATCTGACTGACAGCCATTTTGCTGAAGTATTGGCGGAACCATTTGCGGAGTTGCTGAAGCCCAAGAAGTTTTATCCGACTATCATGGTTGAGTACACACCGAACAAGGAAGAGTGGGAAGAGATTGTGGGTGCTATCTGGGTGGGTGCGCTCGAAGGTGGATCGAACCACTGGATCGATAGCATTCATACTTACGGTAACAACTTGAAATCTTCATACGATGTTGTCGAGTTCAATTTCGATATCGCTATCCATCATGGCAGTGATGGTTGGGGTGATGACGTTGTTAATGGCATTAATGTGGAGGAGGTCGAGGTCGAGAAGGTCAAGGCTTTTGATGTGATTGTTGACGGCATTAATTTGCTTGATCCAGAGCGGCAACGCATGGCGTTGACTGTTAGTGAGTTGGGTCAGTTGGATGCCAATGATTATGATTACATCATCCAGTTGGGTGTATTTGGTAAGGAGGTGTATTGCTAATGGAAAAGTTTATTGAGTTGGAATTAACGCTGATGAATGGCGATGAGTATTACATTTGTGATCGGGCATTTGTTGTAATGCGTGAGCACCGCAACAGGCCAGATGAGCATCATCTTTTGTATGATGCTTGTTCGGTCAATGGTTATGCAGTGATGGAAACTTATTCTGAAGTGATCGCAATGATCCGCGAAAAAAAGCGAGGGGATATATAATGGCACATATTGAATTTAAAGAAGATGGAAAACCGTACATCAAGAATGATTGGTTGATTGAAGATGTGGTGTTTGCTTGCGCCGACATGGAAGTCACACTGACTGAAGAAGAAATGGAAGAAGTTTTGTACATGGTCGCTGATGGCTTTGATGCTAACCACGGTATTTGTTGGGAAAATTTTTACATATGTATCGGGCAAGTGGATTCAAGGAAGGAGAAAAAATAATGCCGTTTTTGTATAAAGACACAGACAATTGGTCTGGGATTAAGTGGTGCGTTCGGACAGTGTATTGGCACGACAGTTATGGTCTTAACGACATGTGTACCTATGGCGGTGACTATAACCCATATGAAAGCCCTCACAATCCATTGGTCGAGTTCTATGACATGGATTCACTGGTCGCTAACACAGAGACAGGCGATGAGGAGTATGACGCAAGGATGAAGGAGCGAGGTCAGTTTGTCAGTCGGTACTATCTAAACACACTGAACGGCACTGATCGAGGATCGCCTGCATCTGGGCCTACGTTTGAAGACAACTGGGCTAATGGTTTAAATCTGGATGGTGGCATGGAACGCTGGTCGATATCTGGTGAGTTCTACACTAAGGCTATGCAAGCGGTGAATGCCGACTTCAGAAAGTGGAGGGACAAGAACGATGCCTAAGTACGAGGTGAATGTCCGCGAGACTGTTTGGTATTTTTACACTGTCGAAGCGGACACCGAAGAAGCAGCCGAAGAGAAGGCTAGAAACATTTGGTGCAACGATGGTGAAGAAACCGTCGATCATGGTGAATGGTTAAGGTGGCGGCAGTCTGTCGAAGTGGACGGTGAGGTCGATGATTTCTTTGTGTTGAAGAGAGAGGAGGAAGAATGAACGTAATAGGCGGAATGGTGTTGGCGTGTATGGGTACGCTGACACCAGTGGAGATACATTTAGAGATATGGTCTACACATAAATATCTATCCGCTTGCCATGTGGCACTGACAGAGCGTGGTTTTGATTATCCAGATCAGCAGTGCTTTTG